AACTGTGAAAGGAGCACAGAAAAATGAATAACGAAAGTTATGTTGAACGCTGGGCGAGAGAACAGAAGGAGGCAAAGGAACATGAGCAGAACAGCAGGAGCGAAGGACAAGACCCCGAGGGCAAGAAGGGCAGACGGAAACAAACCCGTGTACTCGAACAGTCCAGTGATACAAGCGCAGAACCCGGAACTGCCTGAAAACTACAACCGCGATCAAATCAGCTTCATGTTGGAGATAATGCCGACTGAGCCATTAGACAATACGGATGTAGCAGAAATGGAGCGTAGGTTTGAGAACTATTTGAGAGTATGCGCAGAAAGGGACATGAAAGTATCCAATCAGGGGGCATATTTGGCGATAGGAGTTACGAAAGATAACGTATATGATTGGACAGTACGTAGTAGTACGAACCCTGAACGCTCCGAGTTTATCAAAAAAGTACAGAAAATTTGTGCATATTACCGAGAATGTTTGATGGCAAATGGCAAAATCAACCCCGTAGTCGGTATCTTCTGGCAGAAGAACTATGACGGGTTGAGAGATCAGCAGGAAGTGGTACTGACTCCGAACCAGAACCCACTGGGAGAGCAGAAAGACGCAGAAAGCCTACGTCAAAAGTACCTCGAAAGTACCTACAACCTTGCAGAAAGCGAAAAATCCGCAGAAAGCGCAGAAAGGGACTCCACAGCCCCTTGACCCGGCGACGGCCCCGGCCCCGGCAACCAGCCCCGGCAGGGGCCTAACTACTACCAGTATGTTAGACATAGCTAACGATTCTCGGATGTCCCCGGCTCTCCGTGGGCGGGTGCTGCTCCCCTTCGGGCATGGCCCCGGCCCCGTTGACCTGCTCCGGGGTGCATTATGCCAGAGGGCTACAAAGGGGTATAGAAGCGCGTCAAACCGGGGCCTTATGGGTGACGCAGGGCAACCGGGGCGGCTTCTGCGGGCTTATGTGGGGCCGCTGTGGAAGGGCAAAAGAAGAACCCTGGCAAGCTGTGAACCCTGCCGGGGCTGTCTGTGGGTCACTTCCTGAACAGGTGGAACCCCTTCGAGGGTTTCCAGTAGTCCAGTATCGTGGCTCGTTCTGCGTCTGGTATCATGGGGATGTTGTACAGGGTCAACCCCTCCGGGGTCATGTAGTACCCCTGACCGTATCGGGGCAACAGTTCACACCCGCCCCGGTCAAGTATGTTTCGGCTATCCTGTTTTGACCGGGTTCGGAGGGCTACCCGTGAATCAAAGTTGACTTTGATCGGGGTTGGGATGACTGCCGACAGCGGGCATTGTGTCGCGGCTATGACATGGACGTTTCCCGCCCTGCCTACCTGACAAAGACGTTGTAAGAAGGGCATTACTTCGCGTTTGTTGGTGGTCATGAGGTCGGCAAGTTCGTCAATCACGACATACACGGCCCCACCGCTGTACTTGCGTTCTCTGCGGCCCTGCATGGCCTTATAACGGGCCTCTGTGGTCTGCATGGCTATCTGTAAGCCCTTCACCATGTCGGCGGGTTCAGAGGCATAATACAGCGTGTGAGGGAGGTTCTTATATTCTACCAGTTCAACCCGTTTCGGGTCGATTAGGATTAGCTGAACCTGTGCGGGGCTGTGGTATAGGGCTGTGTGAATGATACCATTTATAACCACTGATTTACCGCTACCAGTAGCCCCGGCAATCAATAGGTGAGGCTGTTTCAACATGGATTTATACAGGGTGTAAACCGTCCCTGTAGGCGTTCTGTACTTCTTCGGCATTGTTCTACTCCTTCCATGACAAAAGCCCCTTTGCGGGGCTTCTGCGGCCTTTTAGGGCCGTTCTGCATTGACCTTGACCAGATTGCCCGCGCTGTCAATCTCCCGTGTGAAAACGGCTGTAAGGCCGTTTGCGGGGTTAATAACCGCTATACGGGTTCGGGGGCTGTACCAACTACACACGGCCCTATATGCCGTTTCTGCGCTGCTTGCTTCGACCTCTGACCACTTGCACCCCTCCGGGCAAATGATGAAGGTTGACCGGGTGACTTTGCAGGAAATCCCACCGGGGCAAACAAACTCCCGGTCTTTTCCTGCGTGTTCACACTGACTGCAACAACCCTTGCAATTATCGTACTTCATGCGCTGAACCTCCTTTGAATGTGAACCCCCGCCCACGGAGGGCGGGACGCTTGCGGCCTAATCACCTATTTTGACCCGCCGCAACGGGTATTAACCGAGGTAGTCCACCCGTTCAAAGTGGGCGGTTTCGGCCTGTTCTTGCAGTCTGCGAAGGTCGGCGGCTGAAACTTCTGCGAAGTCCTCACGGGTCAACCAGTGGCGCGGTTCCCTTGCAAACTGCCGGGACTCGGTATCAATGAGCAGGTATTTTCTATACCCGTTCGCGCTGCGTTTCGTGGCGAAGATCAACAACATAGCTTTATACCTCCTTTGGTTCAGTCTGCCGGGGTTCAGGCTTCGAGGGCTGCGTGTATGGCCCTCTTGACTCGGTTCGAGGCTTGAAACAGGGCGCGGGCCTGAACATCAAGCCATTCTTCATTGCGGTTCGGTCTGCGTTCCCCGTTGCGGGTCTTTTTGAGTTCGGACGGGGTGCAGAGTCTTTCGGCTATCTGACCATCATAGCAGAGGGAACAACCGCTCCACGAGTACTGTTTCCAGTCCCGCGCCCCGTTCAGCATGGCCCGGTTGACCTGCTCCGGGGCTTCGAGGTCGGACAGGTCGAAGTAACCGCCCTCGGTGGCTTCTTCGAGTTCGTCCACCAGATCGAGGGCGTAGGCTTCTACGCCATGACTCCACGCGCTGCGGGTGGTGCGGGCTTCGACTTCTTCACGGATACGGGCAAACAGTTCATTAGCGTTCATGGTTTCGGCCTCCTGTTCTTCTTCGGTGGTTTCCTCGGTGGTTTCTGTGGTCTTAGGGTAGCCCGTCCACGTCATATCACGGCGGGGCAGAGTGGCGGCTACGGCTTCGATGGTCTGAATTTCCTGCGCGGCCTTGACCGCTTCGGCGGTTTCGGTATAGGCCTGTTCGTAATGAACGCAGTAAGCGTTTTCAATGTCGTTCCAGTAGATGGCCACGGCATACAGACCCTTTTCGATGGTCAACAGTTCGTGCATGGCTTGACGGGCTTCGAGGGTGAATCCCTCCGGGATTTCAACGTTGATCGTTTCCGGGGTTACGGTCTTGCGGAGGGTGTTATACAGGCTGCGTTCGTTGCGCTTCATGGCGGGAACCTCCTTCGGTGGTCGGTGTGGGATGTACGAATAAATTCGTATTACAGTATCTATTATACGAATATATTCGTATTTGTAAAGGGCTTTTAATGCAAAAATACGAATATATCCGTATTTTAACAAATGTCAAATAATGTACACATTTTTATACACCCGGCCCCGGTTGCCTCCGCTGTCCGCTTTGGTTTGATCTACACCCGGCCCCGGTTGCCTCCGCTGCTTGACGTGGCCTGTCCTTTGCCGGGTTCCGGGGCGGTTTCCGGGGTGAGATCGGGGGGGGCGGGGGATAGGGCGAGGGGCCGGGGCCGGGGGTGAGGGCTGAAAATTCCGAAATAAGAAAAAAGTACGAATATATTCTTGACAAACGAATATTTTCGTATTATAATATCCGTATAAGGAGGTATGAACATGAAGGTCAATGAAGCTGTACGAAGCATTATGAAGTCGAAGGATATAGGGACTAATCTTTTGGCTTCAAAGATGGGAAAGACCCCTCGGCTTGTCAGTGATAGGTTGAGGATGGACAACATGAGTATCGAAAAGCTGACCGAAATCCTGCGCGTTATGGATTACAAGGTTGTTCTGGTTCCCCGAGACGTAAAGCTGTCTGCAAAAGACGAGTGCTATACTGTTGAATGAAGGAGGTTGCTATGATCTACGGATATGCGCGAGTAAGTAGCAAAGACCAGTGTCTTGATAGACAACTTGACGCTATGAACCGTTACCGCCCAGTGGACGAAGTGTTTACCGACAAGCAGAGCGGTAAGGATTTTGCCCGTGAGTCTTATCAGGCTTTGAAAGCGGCGGTTCAATCCGGGGACGAGATCGTGATTGAAGAACTGGATAGACTGGGGCGTAATAAGGAAGAAGTCAAAAAGGAATTGGAGTGGTTCAAGACCCACGGTGTTACAATCCGTATTCTGGACGTGCCTACGACGCTGATAGACTTTCAGGGGCAGGACTGGATTCGGGATATGGTGAACAATATTCTGATTGAAGTCCTTGGCTCTATAGCTGAACAGGAGCGTTTGAAGATTAGAAAGCGGCAAGCCGAAGGGATTGCGGCAAAGAAAGCGCGGGGCGATTGGGAAAACTATGGTAGACCGAATAAGACACTGACCGACTTTGAAATTTTTGCGCAAAAACAAAAAGGCGGTGAAATGACCGTAGACCAGTGCTGCAAGGCCCTTGGAATAAGTCGTGGGACGTGGTACAACCGGTTGAAGGCCGAAGCGTAAATGCACGTTTTGAAGGAGAAATGACTATGGAACTCATGTTGACAAAGACCGTGAACAACGTGCCTGTTGACGGCTACTACGACCAGAAGCAAGCGTGGTTCACAAGGACACAGATCGGTGAGGCGTTGGAGTATACCGACCCGAATAACCACATCGGTAAAATACATGAACGCCACAAGGAAAGATTGGACGCTTTTTCAAGGGTACGACAGTTTGTCACCCCCTCGGGTGTACAACAAGGTATTGTGTACAACATCCGTGGTGTTCTGGAAATCTGCCGCTGGAGCAGACAGCCGAAAGCGGACATGATTATGGACGCGCTTTATGACATGGCTGAACAAGTCATGGAGAAGGGTTACTATTCGAGACTGACCGACGAACAGCTTTTGAACGTTCTGATTCAGCGGCAGATTGACAACCCGGACTTTGCGAACAAGATCAGCAGGACTTCGTTGCGAAGTGAAGCCGTCAAGACCGCACGACCTGAACGGCAGGAGAAGTGCGACGAACTGTTCAACAGTCGCATGGTCGAACTGACCGAGGGCGAATACGCGCTTGCCCTTCGGGAGATTTGCAAAGATGACGGCAAGTTGTACGATGGGGAAATGAAGCGATATGCTGAAAGAGTGGCGCTGCTGAACTTGGCGAAAGCCGGTTTGAAGAAGATGCTGGAAAACTCGCGCAAACCATTTGACAGGAGGTTATGACATGGCAAGGCTAAAGTGTCCGAGTTGCAAGGGAACACATATCACTCTACTGGCAAACGACGTGAACATGGACACGAAGTACCGAACTTCGGTCAACCTGAACCCTTTCCACCCGCTGACCTTTGCGAATACGAAGCAGGTCAAGAAGGAGAAGGTTTCAGGCGGGAAGGTTCTTCTTGGAGTGATGACAGGCGGCGCTTCACTGTTGTTCACAGGTGTGAAACACAAGAAGCACAACGAATACCTCTGTCAAGACTGCGGGAAAAGATGGGTAGGAAAGTGACTGATATGCAGTCACAAGTCCAATGGGGCTACCAGACAGGTAGTCCCTATTTTTATGGAGGTACGACTATGGATTATGAAAAGTTGAAAAAGAGTATTGACAGGGCGATCATACTTCGGCCTGATGACTTCGAGGCATATGACGATATGTTCAATATCTGCCGGGAGGCGGGCAGTCATGACTGGAACCATGAACTACGGGACAAGGTGGCTACGGCTCTGATATACGCTGCTGAAACCAGTAACTTCAAGGCCGCAGAGAAATTCGATGACCTCATGTTCCGTTCTCTGCTGTTTAGTGCGCCCTTTTATTTTGACGATTACCTGCAAGCCGTGGAGTACGGCAAGCCTCTTGACAAGAAGTTCTACCAGCCCCGGCGACATTACCTTCGGCGGTATGTGGACGCTTATCAGGAAATACTGGACGGCAAGCTGGACTTCCTGTCTATCTCCATGCCGAAACGTGCGGGCAAGTCGCAACTGGGTATCAACTTCACGAACATGTTGTCAGGTAAGTTCCCGGACAGGTCTACACTCATGGAAGGTACGGGCGATGACCTTGTGAAGTCCTTCTACCTCGGCTGTCTGGAATATATGCAGACTCCCAGTGACTACCACTTCTACGACATCTTCCCGGAAAGCAAGCTGGTACAGACGAACGCTGACACGAAGATCATCAACCTTCTGCATAAGTCCCGTTTCCCGACCATCATGTGTCGCTCCATCGACGCAAGGCAGGTTGGTCTGTCCGAGGCTACGAACCTGCTGTACTTGGATGACTGTGTGGAGGGCCGCGAAGAAGCGAAGAATCGGCAGCGGCTTGACGATAAATGGGAAGTGATTTCTGGTGACATCGTAGGCCGCGCCATTGAAGGAACTCCCATTGTGATTTGTGGAACCCGGTACTCCCTCTATGACCCTATCGGTCACTTGCAGGAAGAAATGGTGAAGCAGGGTAAGCGGGTGAAGATCATCGAAACCCCGGCCCTTGACCTCGAAACCGACGAAAGCAACTTCGAGTACATGCGGGAGGGCAGGAAGGTGTTCACAACTCAATACTTCCGCGATCAGCGCGAAATGTTGTCTGCTGAACAGTGGGAGTCAGAATTTCAACAACAACCCTTCGAGGCGAAAGGACTGCTGTTCCCGGAGGGTAGCTTGAACCGCTACTTTGAACTCCCGGTTGACCGTGACCCTGACAGCATCATTGCCGTGTGCGATACTGCCGACAAGGGCGAGGACTACTGCTCCATGCCGATAGCTGCGGTGTACGGGGATGAAGTCTATATCGTGGACGTGGTGTTTGATGACGCTCCCCCGGAAACCACGAAACCCGAGTGTGCGCGGGCCTTGCAGGAGAACAAGGTTGTGGCAGCGACCTTCGAGAGTAACAACGCAGGTAGCTACTTTGCCCGAGACGTGCAAGACCTACTGTCGAAGCGGAACTACGCTTGCGGTATCAGGACGAAGCGAACTATCAGTAACAAGCAGACCCGTATTGAGTTCGCGTCTGACATGATACTGAAAAAGTTCTACTTCAAGGACAAGTCCCTGTATGCCCGGAACAGTCAGTATGCAGAGTTCATGAAGCAGTTGGTAACTTATACCCGGTCTGGCAAAGTTCCTCACGACGATGCCCCGGACTCCCTGTCCCTGCTGGAAAATGAACTGCGTCTGCTGGTGGGCGCGAAACCAGAGGTTTTCAAACGCCCCGTCTGATTCTCCAATGGTAGAATTTTAACGTGACCATGTTGACAAGGAATGGAGAGTTTGTTATAATGAAAGATGATAAGGAGAAGTCTTTTCCGAAGGGAGGGTTGATTGATGGACAATAAGACCATTCTGTGCGGCAGACGAGTTATCAAGACTGACGCAACGCAGGTCACGGCTGAAAATGTCGTTTCCATCCTGAACAGGTCTTTGCAGCGGCACAATGAGAACCGCGCCGAAATCGACTACCTTTGGAAATACTACCGGGGCTGGCAACCTATCCTGAACAGGGTCAAGGAAGTTCGCCCCGAGATCAACAACACGATTGTTGAGAATCGGGCCAACGAGATTGTTTCCTTCAAGTCGGGCTACCTCATGGGTGAACCGTTGCAGTACGTTTCTCGCAACAACGGGGATGATATGGCAGAGGAAATCAATCAGTTGAATGAGTATGTCTATGCGGAGGAAAAGTTCGCAAAGGACAAGGAACTGGCTGACTGGTTCCATATCTGCGGTACTGCCTATCGTATGGTTCTCCCAGATGATACTGGGGACGAGGACGAAGCCCCGTTTGAAATCTACACTCTTGACCCCCGGTACACTTTCGTAGTGTACAACAACGGACTGGGGAACAAGCCCGTCCTCGGCGTCAAGTATGTCGTGGACGAAATGGGACGCATACACTATTCTTGCTACTCGAAGGACGAGTTCTTTGAGATTGTGGATTCTGCCATAGTGCGGCACGAAACCCACGTCCTCGGGAGTATTCCCATTATCGAATACCCGCTGAACCTTGCGCGTATCGGCGCGTTTGAACTGGTTATCCCGCTGCTGGACGCTATTAACCTGACGGATAGCAACCGTCTGGACGGCGTGGAGCAGTTCGTTCAGGCACTTATGTTGTTCCACAACGTGGACATTACTTCCGAGGATTTCAAGAGTCTGCGCGAGGAAGGGGCTATCAAGTTCAAGGATTTGGACAACAACACGAAAGCGGAGATCAGCTACCTCCTGAACGACCTGAAACAGTCCGAAACGCAAACGCTGGTAGACCACATGTACCAGACGGTTCTGACTATCTGCGGTATGCCGAACCGCAACGGCGGGACTTCCACAAGCGATACAGGCAGCGCAGTTATTATGCGTGATGGATGGAGTGCGGCAGAGGCCCGGGCGAAGGACTCTGAACTGATGTTCAAGAAGTCAGAACGGCTGTTCTTGAAGCTGGTTCTGCATATCTGCAATGTTCTTACGGGTATGGAGTTGAAGGTTTGCAACGTCGAGGTTCGGTTTACCCGCAGGAACTATGAGAACATTTCTCAAAAGGCACAGGTACTTGACCTGATGTTGAAGAACCCGCAGATTCACCCGAGACTGGCCTTTGAGCATAGCGGCTTGTTCGTCGATAGCGACCTTGCGTATACTTTGAGTATGGAGTACGTCAAAGAGCAGGAA